AAGAGCTATGTAGATTAAATGATTCCCTTTTAAGTAAAATAAAAAAACTTTCTCCTAAGTGGTGGGAGTTTTGGAAATGGTAGAAAGTATTTTTATAAAGGGTAATATTCCAAGCTCTAAGAATAGTAAGCAATGGACAGGAAAGATGTTAATTAGCTCTAAGACAGTCAGAGCATATGAAAAAAACTATTCTTTTCAGTGGTATCTACAAGAGAATATAAAAAAATTCAAAGAGCTTTTAAAAGGTAAATCAAAGCCTTACAGGATAGGTTTTTATTTTATAAGAGATTCAGCCAGAAAATTTGATTATATAAATGCAGCTCAATTACCTTGTGACTTGATGGTTAAAGCTGGAATGATTGATGATGATAATTGTAATGAGATTATTCCAGTCTTTATGGGCTATGAAGTGGATAAAAATAATGCTGGTGTTAGAATTACAGTACTAGGAGAAGAGGCATGAGAAATAAAAAACTAGAAACTTTCTTGAAAAATGTTGATAGGGGAATTTATAAGAATTGCTATATCAAATTGAAATTAGATAAAAATGGATTTGTAGTTAAGTTAAGCATTGAACAAGAGATTGATGAAAAAGAAAATCAATAAGAAAATAGAGGGATAATTTACCCCTCTTATTTTTTATATTTTTAATCTTTTTTCTATAAGGTCCATTAATTCAATAAGCTCTTCTTTATTTGCCATTTCATTTATAAATTTCTTTGCTTTACTTTTATAATTAGCAATATTATTTTTAGCCTTTTGTTCTGGATGAGCTTCTAAGTATCTTTTAGTTGCTGCTGTTTGTTGCTCTGTAGTTTTATATCCTTTTCTCTTCTTAATTTCTTCCATTTTCCCACCTCCTGTGGTATAATATATTTAATAAGGGAAACACTCAAACCCGCAAGGGTTGGGGTAACTTTTAAAGGTACATTTTAATAGTGATTTCGAATCTGCCAATTCTTAGAACTATCTTAATGTATTTCTTCATAAGTTTAACCCCCTTTCTTGGTAGAATTAAGGTTTCCCTTATGGTTTTAATTTAGCATAGTTAGACAACTATGTCAAGAATTTTTTTTGATTTGTGAAAAAATAATATACTAGTTAGCACTCAGAGCGGAGGGGACTAGATGAATTACAGATTATTTTCTGTAGTTTTTCTAGTTCCCTTTTTTTATTTTAATCCAGGAGGTGTGGCAGATGACGTGAGTTCTAAAGAAAAGATAATAGCATATTTAAAATTAGGTAAAAGTAATAAAGAAATTGCTGAACTATGTAACGTGTCTGTCAGAACTGTAGAGAGACATAAAAAGAGTTTAACGACAAGCGACAGCGACACAAAAAACGACAAACGACAAAACGACAGAATTAAGAGAGAACAAGCTAAAATACTGGTCGAAGAGGGTGCGACTATAAGAGAAGCATCGGACAAAGTCGGACTTCCTAGGAGCACAGTAGGCGACATCAGTTCTAAAGAAAATCTTCAACAAACACAGCTTGAAAATCTAAAAAGTTTTCGTGATGAGTATAGAAAAGAAATTAGAGAAAATAAGTTAAAAAGATTAGCTTTAAATAATAAAAATTTAAAGAGATTAGCTTATGAAATAGAATACAAAGCAGAAACATCAAAGGCTGATTTTGAAAAAATAAAACTTAGTGAAGAAATAGAACAACTGATATTTGAATCAGATAGAATTGAAAGATTGGAAAGATTTGAATTAGAAAAAGCTAAAAAAGTAAAAAAAGCAAATTTACCACCAGCGTACTTTGATGATATGGATCAGGAGCTAGATAATGAAGAATAAAACTTGGAAGGAAAGATTTACACCTAAACAATGGGAAGTTTTAAAAGCTGATAGAAAATTAAATCCTAGAATTTTATTTCTTTCAGGAGCAATGGGAAGTGGTAAAACTGCTGTTCTTCTTATTCCTTTTCTAAAGCATGTAAAAAAATATATTGGTAAAGGAGTGAACTTTATAATTGGTGGGGCTACTCTTGGAAGTATTAAAAGAAACTTTCTTGATGATATGGAAAAGATGATAAGAGAACCAATTCATCTAAATATAGATAACTCCTTTGAGCTTTGGGGCAATACTGTATGGTGTTTTGAAGGTAAAAACTCTGATAGTTGGAAGAAACCTAGGGGAATGAATGCAGCAGGGGCATTACTGGGAGAGCTTACAGCTTTAAATAAGAGATTTGTCAAAGAAGTAGAAAGCCGTTGCAGAGTTCCTGGAGCTAGAATATTTGGAGATACTAACCCTGATAGATCTCAACACTGGGTAAAAACAGAGTTTTTAGATAAGTCAGGGGACAAGTTAAGTGATGGAAGAATAAACCTTTTAGCATTTCACTTTAAATTAGATGATAATACATTTTTACCACAAGACTATATTGAATCAGTAAAAGCAACTACTCCAATAGGTGTTATGTATAATAGAAACATTTTAGGAATGTGGACAGATGAAACAGAAGCCAGCATATATGGAGAGTACACAAAATATATAGAGAAATATCAAAGTTTATACCTTGAAAGTGGTAGAAATAAGTTGTTTGTATCTCTTGACCTTGGTATAGGAGATGGAACAGCTTTGACCTTTGGAACATTAGAGAAAGAAAAACTCTATATTCTACACAGATATATAAATCATGGCCAGCCTTCTTCTTTCTATATTGATTATATAAAAGAACAGGCTAAATTATTAAAATTTGAGTTGCATGAGATAGTAATTATATTACCTCACGATAGTGTCAAGAGAGAAGATGCAGGGCAATTTATAGCAAGTAGATACAATACTTATAAAAAGGAGTTTATGAATGTTGTTAAGATACAAGCTATTAGAGTTACTGACATGATAGATAATACAAGATATCACATGTTTAATAAAAATATTCTTGTAAAGGAAGGTATGGAGGATTTTATCTCTATAATTAATCAATATTCATGGGTAGTTGACAGTGATGGAGTGATTAATTCTAAACTTCCTGATCATGGAAAAGAATGGAATGCACCTTCCAATACAGTAGATAGCCTTGAATATCTTGTATTCCATACTTTAGGAATGCCTAAGACAGTAAGCAAAGAGGTAAGAAATGAACTTGAATTAGAAACTGATTATACTAGAGAGTATAAAAGAACATATAAAGTTAAAAATAGGAGCTATTGAAATGATTAAAAAAGTAATGAGCTTAGATATTGATTTCTTTTTTCCAAAAATGAATACTTACCAAAAATATTTTGATGTAGATTTAACACCTAATCAAAGTTGGCAAGTAGTAAAGTGGAAAGCTGAAAAAAATAAAAAAAAATTAACTTTTGAACCTTGTAATTTTGCCCTAGAATACGTTAAAAAGATACTTATTAACAAGTGTAAAGGGGCAAAAGTAATAGGGATAAAAGAGCATGATGAGATCCTTGAAGTGTTAAGACAAAATAAATGTGAAAATGCAGACTTATATAACTTTGATTTTCATGAGGATATCTGTTATGGCAATGAAGATGATGAGCCTAATTTAGAAAATTGGATTCAATTCGCTAGGCAAGAAAATTTAATTAAAAGAATTGCATGGATTTCACAAGATGGAAGTAGAAAAACAGGATTATCAACTATTTGTGCTAGTACAATGTGTTGGAAAGATTGTGATGAGAATATGCTTCCTGATTTTGATTTATTGGTAGTGTGTACTTCAAGACATTTTACACCACCAAAATATTGGTATCTAAATAAAATGTTAAGAAAAATAGCAAAAGGAGGTGGAAAATAATGGGATTTGGTAGAAGATTAAGAAGAGCTTTCAGGAGAATAGTAGGGAGATCAGGTGGAGCAATAGCAGGAGCTGTAGTAGGAGGTTTAGTAGGAGGACCAGCAGGAGCATTAATAGGTGGTACACTTGGAAACTCACTAGGAGGAAAAGAAGATAAAACTCAACAAATGCTTATAGAGAGACAAAATCAATTACTGGAAGAACAAAAAAAGAAACAACAACAAATGTTAGAAGCTGCTAAGTTACAAGAGGAAGAAAATTCTAAGTTAGCAGGACAAGTGACAGGAGAGCAAACTAATTTAACAGAAGGGCAAGAAAATAAAGGTAATGATTTTGCTAGTTCTGGAACTTCAGATATAGACACTGACTGGTTAGAAGGTGTTATAGATGAAGATGTAAAAGAGGGAGTAGATAAAAATATAGTTATATAAGAGGTGGACCATGACAGAGGAGCAAAGAAGAAGAGCCCTTTATTACTATAGACATTCTGAAGAGCATAAACGTGCAATAACTAGCTTTTATACTAAAGTTAATAAATATATTAGACCTTTCTTTGATCTACAAGAAAAAGAATATTCTAAAAATCCACAGATAAACAAAAAGTTAAAACATATAAACTTATATATTATCAACTGTGTAGAGGACTTTGTTAATTATCTAATGTCAACTTTATTACCTCGTGGAGAGCAATGGGGGAAAGCTACCATTGATAAAGAGATTTTAAAATCTTTGATGATGGACATAGAAACTCCGTATGCTAATGTACAATCTAATGAGTTAAAAAAAGCTTTAGATGATGGGACTAATACAGTATTTAGATTTTTAAACAAGTCTAACTACTTCAATGAAATATATGAGGCTGTATATGATAGTGTGGGATTTGGAACTGGCTGTTTTAAGGTATTAGAGAGAGATAATCCAGTAAGACCAATTATATTTGAGTATGTTTCTTTTAATGAAATATTTGGAGTAGATGATCCATTTGGAAAACCTTCCTTTATTTTTAGAAGATATACAAAAATGAATGAGGAAAAAACAATGGACCTTTTCCCTAATGCAGTATGGAACAATTTTTCTACAGAACTAGAAGCAGAAAGAACTTTAATAGAGGTTGTTATTCCAGAGATTGATGACAAAACAAATAAATATACATTTTTGCATGGACTATATACCGAAAACTTTGAAATAGCTTTATTTGAAGAGTACTTATCATATAACCCTTATGTACTATTTAGATTTAGACAACAGCAAGGTATATTTTGGGGAGTAGGACAAGGGCTTAAATGTATTGATGATTTTGAAACATTAATAGAATTTGCAGCAGCAGATAGAGAGCAAGTTCAAAGAGTAGCAAGTCCTCCAGTAGTAGTGACAGGAGCAGAGGAATTATATGAAAGTATTAGCATGAAAGCTGGGGCAATGAGTTATGGGGGAATGTCTAACCCTACGGATCCAGACAGAGTGATAGTCACTCCGATTTTACAAGGTCAACAACTGATGCCTATTGAAATGAAAATACAGGAAATTCAAAAAAATATTGATAAAGCTCTATTTGTAAATCCTTTGGGAGAAGTTACAGACAAACAAATGACAGCTTTTGAAAATAGTTTAAGAGCTCAGATGTTTAGAAAGAAGTTTGTTGGAGTATATGAGAGAACATCATCTGAACTATTAGAGCCTACTTTTAGAAATTGCTTTGAAATATTAAAGAATAAAGGTTTGATATCCATTCCTGATGAATATGACACAGCTATTGAAATAGAGTTTAGTAATGAATTATCACAAATCAATGATAAAACTAAGGTAAATTCTATGCTGCAATTTGCTGATATCTATTCTAAATTTGTAGGAGCAGAGGAAACAAAAGTTATATTTGACCCTGTAAAATTAAAAACATACCTAGTTGATAGTTTAAGTGTTGATAATGAACCTTTAAGAGATGATAAAGAGATTGCAGAGGCACAAGAGCAAAAACAAAAAGAACTTGCAATATTATCAGCTCAAAGGGCAGGAAATGCAGTAGGGCAACCAGTATTAACACAGGAACAAGGGCAAAATCTAGTGGAAGGAATGATGTAGTTGCTTAGAAAAAAAGAAATAGTTGAATTAGGAGATCTATTAAAAAAGTATTCTGATAATGATGATATCTATAGATTGATAGATTTATCTTTAATAGTTTATCAAAAAGGGAATACTGAAACAGATAACTTTCTATCTGAATTAAGATATGACCTTATAAAAACTAAAAAAGAATTAGAAAGTAAAAAAGGAGGGGAAAACTAATGGAAGATGAAGTTGAAAAAATAGAAGAGATAGAAGAAGAAACTGAAGAACAGGATCCTATCCCTGAAGAAGAAGAGTCAGCAGAACAAGAAGAGGCTGGATTACCTTATGATTTATCATTCTTAGAAGTAGAGTTTGATGATGATGTAATGGAAGAAATTAAACCTAAATTAGAAGAATTTCAAGTGATGGGCTTTACTCAAGAGCAAGTGGAATATATTTTAATTGAAATGCTTATGGAAGAATATGCTGAAGATGATGAGGATATTCCAGACTTCAAGCAAGAAATAAATTCTAAACTCTCTAAAGAAGAGAAATTGGCATGGAAAAGTACAGGAACAATGTTAATTAAAAAGCTTGGAAAAGAACATGCTGAAGCTATAAAAGAGATGATGTGTAATCCTTCGATGTTTAAAGTCTTGTATCAATTAACAGGTAAACAAAAAAATGAAGGTAAAAGCATTGGTGTTAAAGAGGAACTTATTCCAAAGAAAACAAGTGATGACTACTATGATGAGTACATAGGAGAGTTAAAAAAGGCACTTGGGAATAAGAAAAAAGTTATGGAAATAAAAAACAGATGGCTTAAAGAGCATCCAGAATTAAAAAGAAAAATAAAAGTATAAGGAGGAATGTAAAATGGCAGGAGGAACAGATATATCAAAACCAATGTCAGGGGATTCAAGAATTAGCCCTGTACATAGAAAACAATACCAAGATTCAGTAATTGAATTAATGAGTGTAAACTATGGTGGAAAATTAAGAGAATGGTGTATTGTACAAAATTGTGAGGGGAATAGTTCAACTATTTTCAATACAATAGAGGGTACTGCAATTTCAAGAACTGGAGATTTTGAAGAGGGAAGATTTGTAGGTGGAACTGGAAACCAAGAAACTGAAAACGTTGATTTTCAATTTGGAACTGTTGAAGTATCTCCTAAACCTATTTATGCAGGTAACTGGGTACATGAAACTCAATATCATCAAACAATGTTAAATATTGACAGTTCTATTTCTAAAACACAAGTTACAGCATTAGGAATAGAAGAGGATAAAGATATTATAAAAGCAATAAAAGAGGTTTCTATTGATGAAAAAAATAAATTTGGAAACTCAGCTAAACCTTTAACTTTAAAAACTTTCACTGAGGCAATAGACTATGCAAGAATGTTTTTAGGTACAGGAACAAGAATTGCAATCTTGGCCAATAAAACTGACATTGCTAAATTAAGAAGTGAAAATGGATTTGCTGCTTTATCATCTGATTATGCTCAATTCTTTGGAGTACAAAAACCAGGAAGTGAAGATTTAGCTTGTGGAAGAATAATCACTTGGAGACATGACTTATTAGAGCCTAATGAAATGTACTTCTTAGCTGATCAAGTAATGGGATTAGCAACATGGCATGATAATATAGGAACATCTATAAGCTATAAAGATGAAAAATCAAAATATCTTTTAAAATCTTGGACATCTATTGGAGTTAAAAACTTAGATAAATTAGGTGTATTCAAATTAGAATTTAACAATTCGGCTGCAGGTTAAAAATTAAATAAACATAAATAGGGGAGATAATTAAAATCTCCCTTATTTTAAAATATGGAGGTTTTATGTTACGAAAAGGGCAAATAGTTGCTAATGCTTTACTGCTTTTAGGAGAAGTTAGAAACTATAACAATAATAACTATCAAATATACCAAGTGGCTATGGATATTATAGAAACTATAGTTAATGAGATTGGATCTAGTCCAGTGTATAGAGCAAATGCTATTAAAAGTGAACTAACTTTAGTTAAAAAAGAAAATAATAAATTTTACTATAATAAGCCTTCTGAAATGCTTTCTATAGTAAGAGGATATACAAAATATAATGAACTAGCCCCATATGAGATTGAGGGGGAATATATAACTTCTAACATTGAAGATTTAACTATTTTGTATTGTAGACCATTACCTATTGAGGAGTATCCTGGATATTATTCAGATATATTCTCATATTCATTAGCTGAAAAATTAGCTGAAGCTTTCAGTCAGTACAATAAGAAGCTTGATTATATTGCCTCTAAGAAAAAGCAAGCTGAATACAAGATAAATAGAATAGAGGCACCAAGATGGAGGAATTATCTAAATGAGTAAAAAGAATATACTACAACAAAAATTCTTATATGGAGAAAGTGGAATAAGACTATTAGGATTAGGTAATACAGAGGCATATTCTCTATCAGTAAAAAATGCAGATAATGTTTTAATAACTCCAATAGGTTCTTTAAGAGCTGCTCCTAAATTTGATGAAATGAATTTTTCCAATATAAATGAAGATATTTTGGAGATAAGAGATACCAACTTTAAATATAGTTTTATCATAACAGCTACCAAAGTTTATTCTATTGAGAAGTCAACTTTTACTATAAAAGCTAGTGTTGATCATAAAGTAGAGAATCCATGTGTCTTTAATACCTTTGAAAACTTTTGTGTAGTAGGTAATCTTATTACAACAGAGATATTTCAAGTTAATAAAGATACTGGGGCTTTTGGAATAGCTAATTTCTTTAATAGTATAAAGAAACCTTTGAGATTTAAGAAACCTTTTCAAGGAGAGTTATATAAATGGCTTACTATTAAGGAATATGATATTTCAACAAGTCAAACTAAAGATGTGAAGAAACTTATAAAAGTTCAAACCTATAAGGATCCTAATGGTTTTGGAACTGATGGAACAGGTAAACTTACTATAAATGGAGCAAGTAAAACTATTGCAAGAATATATTGTATAGCATCAACAGATTTATCAGAAAAAATATTTGATGTTAGTGAGTTTTCAGAGGGAGATTATATTTTTAACTTCTATACTGGTATTCCTGAAAATATTGTAATTAATAATATTGCTGTAAATCTTAGTGGAAATGCTACAGATAAAAAAGGACAAGCTTATTATACAGGCTTTTCAGTCAATAATATACCTAAAGGAGATGCTTGTATAGGTGAAATTATAAAGATAGATAAAACAGTAGTTAAAGATATATGTGTCTTTCAAAATAGATTATGTATGGCCACATCAACAGAGCTTTTCTTCTCTGAAATGTTTAACTATACAAACTTCTTAGGAAATGAAAAGAATACAGGAGCTTTTTATATAAAACCAAGCCCTATTAAATCTATTCAACCAAATATAAGAAAAATAGCAGGTAATAGAGGGCTCTGGGTAAATACTGACAGGGGATATTACGTATTAGGATTTAATAATCAACTTAGTGAAAATGATGCCTTTATGCAAACTGCTACAGATAAAATACCAAGCTTAGAGCAGGTATTGATAGGAGAAGTTATCTACTTTATAGATGTAAAAGGAGTGGCCTATAATGTTCAAAATATAGGAGAAACTATATTAAAATTTGTGGCCATTGAATTGGATAAATTTGATATAAGAAGAAATTCAAAATATATATCTAGTTTAACTATTGATGGTGTGGAATATGTTGTAATAGTTGATAAGCTGCAAGGAAATAAGATTTATTTATATAGGCCAATAAAAGAAAATTTATTTAGTAGAATCTCTTTAATGATTAATAATCAAGGCAAGAAAGTAGTAGGGTGGTATGATAACTATTTCTTAGGGAATAAATTATACATTCAATCTGATAATTTTGTTGAAAATATAAAAATTGGAGTTCTTCCACCATATATGAGTACTCAAGACTATGGATTGTATTTGAATAATGATGCTATCAATGTAGTGAGAGTAGTTTTAAAAATACTAAATGAAAATAATGAGGCTGTAGAAAAGATCACTATAAATGGCACTGAAATTTCTAATATTGAAAATGACATATATAATACCTATGTTTTAAATGATTGTTTTCAATTAGAAAATGGTTTTGATATAGAGGTAAAAACTAAGGGAAATGATAAGGTATTTGAGTTATTGGGAATAGAACAGACTGTGGAATAAGGAGGGAGATTTTATGTTAGGTATGTTAAGTACTGCTATGGCTGGAATGAATACATTTGATATGGCCATGTTAGGAGTTAATGCTATTGGGGCTGTAACTGGATTATTGGGCTTAGGGAACAAGAGTCAATATAAAACTCAAAAGAATATAGCAAAGGCTAAAATGAAACAATTAGAAGCACAGAAAGAGATTGCTAAGATGACTACTGAATATAATGTCAAGAATGCTAAAGAAAGTTATTATACTAACTTTGGTAGATTAAATAGTGATTATGCAGGAACAAGATTTGAACTTAATAATCAAATAACAGATATTTATGATAATTTTGTTGGTTTCTTAGGAAGTGATACTGGAATACAAAAAGGTGAAATTCTCCAAAGAAAACAAAACTATTTAGAAGCAGAGGCAAAAAGTAATCTAATTAAAATTAATGATAGTCAAAAACAGGATCTTCAGGCACTATCTAAGGAAAATATCCAAACTTTATTAGGTTATGGCCAAGACTATTACAATCAATTAACAGGTGTACAAAATGCTGAACTAGATGTTATAGCAGCTCAAGCAAATGCTAAGAATCAATTAAAGGCTAATCAACTTGGAAGTATTCAAAGTATGCTTGGAAGTGTTATGAATATGGGACAAATAGCATCTAAAGCTTATGAGAGAGAAAGACTTTATGGAACTATGAATAATGTCCCTACATTTGAAAGTAATTTCACAGGTTTAAAACTTGAAAAATTTGGATTATAAGGAGGAATAAAAATGAAAAAAGATATACCTATTCAAGCTGGAACTCCTAATGTTGTAACTGGAGTTCCTGAAATAAAAATGACAACAGGAGATTTTACAAAACAATGGACAGATATTTTTACCAAAATGGCTAAAGATGTATATGCAATAGGAAATCAGTTCTTAGAAGTAGATAGAGAGATAGAAGAAAATAAAGAGTTCATGGATGTTAATCAGAAGATACTGGAGAAAAGAAAACTGTATAGTGATGAGTTTGAAAATCCTGAAAAGATAGATCTAAACAATGCAGAATGGAGAAAACAAAGAGATGAGGCACTTAAAAAATTAAGAGAAGAAGAGTTCCAAATCATAAGATATAGTAAAATAAATAATATCTCTAAAGATAAGTTTGCTGACACTTCAAACACTTATTATATGGAAAAATCTGTAAAGAATAATATGGTTTATGGAGAGTTCACAAGACAGAATAATTTATCTAGGGCAACAAATAATATAATAGATTCTATTGAACTGATAGGGCAAACAGATAACGAAAGTGAAAGAGTTGGATTGGTTAATAGCATAAATAATAGTAGAGGTATATTAATAAAATATGGAGTTCCTGAAGCTGATGTAAATGCTAATATAATGAAAAATCTAAGGGAAAGTTTAACAATAGCCTCTAAAAATGAGATTGATAATTTGTTTAATAGTTATGATCCTGATGTAGCTTATATAAAAGCACAGGAATTAATAGGACTTAATGCTCAAAAATATACAGCTCTATTAGGTAAAGTTGATGGTATTAAAGAGGAAAAAGCAGAGGAGATATTAAAGAATTACTACAATGAACAGAAAGATATTTTTAGTGGGTATGTTACAGGACTAAGAGAGAGAAGAAAATATAATCAAGTACTCCAAAGAGAAAGAGAGGAGAAAAGGCTAGAAAAAGAAATCAGTAGTCAAAAGAGAACAGAGGACAGGATAAAACAATTGGTAATAAATAATGATGCTGATGGGGCAATCAAATTACTCAATGGTGGAACTCCTTATACTACTGCTGAAAAATTATCTGATGATGGTATGTTAAATAAAATATTTGGAAAAAATATGAATAACTTTGGAAATGCTAAAGATGGATCAGTTTGTAAGTTCTTAAGTTCTGACGAAATGAATGGACTAAAAAGAATTATAAAAGAAGGTAAAGATAATCAAATGTCTAATTACGAAATCGCCCAGAATGTTATATACCCATATGTTGCAAAGCTAGCAGGAGGCGACGAGAGAAAGAAAATAGCATTGTTAAAAAATATAGGGTATGAAGGAATAAATGGGCTAGGGGTAAATGTCCTTTTAAATGGAGAAAATAAACCTGAATACTATCAAGTTAGTGAAGATATTCAAAAAGGGAAAGGGTTTGAATTAGAAGATCCAGACGATTTAGCAGGATTTACCTCTTGGGGAGATCACCCTAAGAATAGATATAATGGACTACTTAAAGAATTAGGTGGAGGAACTGATGCTAAGAAAGCATTAGATAGTATTATTAAAGGTTACCTAATAAATAATGATTCTCCATATACTGAAGATTTTAAAAAGAATAACCATGAAGTAATTGTAATGGCAATTAATGATTTGCTAGAAGATGACGATTTTGTTAAATATGTAAAAGATAATAAGGAAAACATAGAGCAAATTAAAATCACACCAGTTAAATATGCAGAGAGTAAAGTAAGTGCAAAGAACTTAAATATAAAAGAAATTCAATTTGAAGCAACTCCAACAGGAGCAAAGGAAAAAGATGATTTTCTATTAGATGATGTTGATTTTTAGCAGGAGGATTTAATGAGTAAAAAAGAAGATTTAAAGTATAGAAAGAAATATAATGCTAGTAAAGAAACAACTGTTAGTGATGTTATAACTGGAGCTAAACATGGAGCTATAAAAGGTTGGAATATGTTCAATATAATGGGTAGGGACATATTAGCTAAAAGTGATAGGGACTTATTAGCTATTGAAAGAATGGAAAGGTTTGATAAAAAGCCTGACCAAGAAAAAATAAAGAAACTAGAGGAATATATTGGGCGTAAAGAGATAGAGATGCGACCTTATATACAGTCTGAACTTGCAAATAGAAAAGCCTATGATGAGTTTTACAATACTATAAATAATGCACCTTCTAAAGCATTAACTACATTAGCCTATGGTGGAGCTAGTACATTAACCAATCCAATAGAATTAACTAAAAATGCGGCATTAGGTAGATTAACTATTGGTGGAGTTGCTGCTAATTTTGCATTAGGTACAGCGTTAGATACAATGGACAACCTTTATACTAACTCTTATGAAGATCAATTGTTAGGGATTGAAAGCACTATAGATGGAAGGGCAGTAATGGAAGCAGCAGGTGGTGCTATAGTTGGAAATACTATTAATCTAGGTGTTGACTTAACCAAAGAATTTGGAAGTAAAATATTACACCCTATAGATTATTTAATTGGGCGTAAACCACAAGGGAGTATTATAAAAGATATAGTTAGAGATGTTAAAGAAAATTCACACGGAAGTATAGACCTACATGGAGATAATGTTTTTAAAGAAAATACTTTAACTCCTGAGGTTTTAAAAACTCCACCTTTAGATTTAGCTTTAAAAAATGATGATATGATTAAACCAGAAGCAAAAGCAGATTTGAAAAGCAAAGGTTATGAAGCATCGGTTAATATAAAAGCTATGGAAGAAGTAGTAAAAAGACAAGAATATGGAGAACCACAATTTGATTATAAAGAAGTTACAAAACAAAGTCTTAATAATTATTTGAATAGTATTTATAAGCTATCTAAAAAAGTTCAATCAGAAACTACAGAAGACTTGAAAAGTACTATTCTTATAGAAGATGATGCATCAGTTGCTCTTAAACCTTTATTAACTAACTTGGAGTTAAATGTCGAGCAGATCCAAGCAAGGATCTCAAGGGAGATGTTAGGAGTTAGAGGGGAAAAGTTTGGAAATGAATTAGTTAGAAGAACAGAAAACATTAACCCTACAGATTTTATAGGACTATTAAAAGGTGAGGAAGTTTCATTTGGGGGAGCTGGAGATATAGAGCTAATAAACTATATGAAAAATATTGTTGAAAGATATGCAAAAACAGAAGAAGGATATGCTAATGCATCACACAGTAAAAAGAATTTTATTTTTGATAAAAGTTATGAGAAAGATCTAGCAATGCGTGATGCAAGAAATGCCTATGAAAGAGACCAAGATGCAAAATTTATTTTAAATCATTATGCTCCATTCATAGGAGAAAAGGTTGAACTAACAAAAGAAGAGGCTAAAGCTGCTGGTTTATATTTCCATTCAGACAAAATTAATAAGACAATCAGGAAAGATGCTGGAGGATATGAAGAGTTTAAAAAAGAATTTGATGTATTCAAAGGAAAGTTAAAAGAAAAGACTAAGGCAGATATTAAAGAGCGTAAAGCTAAAATCAAAGAAGAGGTTGAGGCATTAACTAAAGATTATAAACATAAAGAAAAGTTAATCAAAATAAAGCAGACCAAAGACATTAATGCTATTAAGAATAATAAGAAACTATATGATCCTGATAAACTACCAGAAGCTAGAAGATTAGAAAGAAAGAATAATACAGAGCTTAGAATATTAAAAGAAGAATATGAAAAGAACATAAAAAATATAGTAAAGAAACATAAAAATACCAATTACTCAGACCTTTATAAAAAAGCTGAAAAAGTCAGCAAAAGAAATTATAGGAAGTTCTATGATAATTTTAAAGCTTTAGAAAAAGAGTTCCCAGAAATCAAAGAACTTAAAGATATTATTGAAAATAATGGTAAAGTAGTTGAGACTAACACTTATTCAATCTATGATAATCCTATAAAAGTTCTTAAAGCTTTTTATTATGATTTAAATAGTACTACTAGGGAAGCTAAAAAAGAAGGTGGAGTTATCAAATATAATACTCCTTATAGTATTGGAATGAAGTGGGGAAATAAAGTTGAAGGTAGTGAGGATATTGTAGATGTTGAATTTGAAAATTTTTGCAGAGTTTTTGAAGGAAGAGAGAAACCAGTATATGAAATTGTAAGTGGAGCATTGAATGATCTAACTAAAAGAGAAGCAGGGATTGAACAATTAGAAGAATTTTTAGGAAACATAAAGTTAGATGATAGGAAGTTCTCTAAAGGTATGAATGTTATTGATAGGTTCAAAACACAAACATTAGAAGGAAATATAAGAAGCTACGCAGAAACTCAATTAAACGCTTTAATGAATAGGATAGGACTAACAAATAGATATAAACCTAATATGTGGATAGATCCCAGAGATAAAAGATTAAATCTAACAGTTGCTAAGTCAACGGTAAAATCTTTTTTTGCTGCTAAGTTTTTATCAACTCTAAATGGGATTAGAGAGTTTACAACTAATAACCTTAGAATAACATTTGGTGCTAGGCAATTAGGTTGGAATAAAAAATACTCTATTTTAAAATCTACTGTTATAGATCCATTAAAGGTGCATTTAGATCTAGTTAGTAATAGTAGAAAAATTCATAATGATACTGTAGATAAAATTGCTAATCCTATAGTTAGAAGAAGATGTGACCTTTTTGTAGAAAGAAGAGTGGCTAATGATCTCATCTGGAATGATCCTAAAAACTTTTCTGCTTTTTGTAAATTAGCAAAAGCTTTACAGAAAGGGACATCAAAAGTAGGGGATAATTTAGCAGTAGAGCAATTAGTGTCTGATGTTCATAGAATTGTTAATGCAGAATGGGCAACTATAAACTATTTAAAAGATATTTTCCCAGAACTAAAAAATATTCAATCTATCCCTTTATTAAAAAAGATACTGGATACAAATGGAATTAATGATAAAAAGCTTTTAGACCTACAAACAAGATTGAAAAACCTTACAGATGAGGAACTCATGGAACTTGTTTGGAATGGTAAAAGAGCTGATAATATGACTGATTATCAAATTCAATCTTTATTTGAACAGTTTGCAGATGTTATGGGAAAAGAATTTGATGCCTTTGAAAAAATAGAAGGGAACAAATTTTCAAAGAGCTTACCATTTGCATTTGATATGATGATGCTATATAAGAGATACTCTTTAGGAGCAGTTGGGAATTTTTCTAAAAAACTACTAACTTATTATGATAATGAAGGTTTTATTAGAAAAAGATTTGATACTAATGCAGATTTTAAAACAAATTTAAAAAATGCATTTAGAGGATATAACACTAGAAACTTTTTAGACTTTACTAAGGCAGCTATTGGAACTAGCCTTTTAGCTACTGGTATAGCATGGGTACATGGTTCTATATCTGGAAGTACAGAAGATGAAAGAGCTGAGGCAAAGTTAAAAGCTATATTTGGAGATAGGGAAATACTTCCATTTATTTTTGATGCTATAGGAGATTATGCTTTAGATATGTCAGGAGTAGGATTATTCTATGGTGGTAAATCAGTTCTCGGTGGATTTATGGATAGTGTATTTGGAAGAATGGACAGAGCTTTAAGTTCTAATAAATTAACAGCAACTGAGGGAGTAACTTGGTGGACATTAGCAACTCTTTTCACTCCAGAGTTTATATCTAGGGGGATAGATAATATTAAGTTTGAAAAGAATATCCCTTCAAGATTAACTACACCAAGTAAGGCAATGCAAAGAGAATGGAAGTATAGATATAAAAGATTAGCTGAAATTGAACAGACTAAAGGAAAACTTCCAATAGAAAAAGCCTTCGGTGGAGTGGTGGACTTCCTACAATATTTCAAAAGAAATCCTGATGTTGCTTATGAAATAACTGGAAGTGACAAGAGCATGGATCAGAATGTAGTTATAGCAGGAGCTTATGGAATAACTAAAATGGCAGAAGAGTTCTCAGAGATAGCATCATTACAAGAAATATTAAAAGATGAAAGAACAGAATATAAACAACAACAGTTAGAGATCTTAGGGCTTGATGTTAACTCTCAATTAGCTAAATTAACAAAGGGAGAGAAAAACACATTAAATCTATTGTTAGCATTTAAAGGCATTAGAGATGAGGAAGAAATTTTAATCTTACTCCAACAGTTAAATAATTCAGATAATAAAGTAGAATTTTTAAAATCTATATTAGGACCAGAAGAAATGGAAACTTTTAACATTTATAAAAATAATTTTAAAAATGATATTCAATATATAAAGCAAGGATTAAAAAAAGCACCTATAAAGACTTCTAATTATTCTACTCAAAATTATATTAACTATTTAGATAGCTTAAATAATTTGGTATTAGGAAACGGAATTAAAAAAGAGCTTTAATTTATTGACAAAACTAAGTTTTATGGTAAAATCAATATTGAACAACATTTTTATAAAACAAAGGATTAAAGATGAAAATTATAATTATACTATTAAGTACTATAATTTTAGGTTGTTCCAATACCCAAGAGTTTAAATCTCCTAAAGATATAGTTTTTAATGGAAAGAGATTTATAATTGGTGATATTTTAATAAAAGAAAGAGATAAAAAATTTTTATCTTGGTGGGGGCATTCTTCAATAGTTGTTAAGGAAAATATAATAGGTGATTTTCCTAAATTTGGAGAAAAATATTATGAAATAAATATTCAAGATTGGGTAGAAAAGGATAGAAAAGTTTTAGTATTAAGATATAAAAATAACAATTTAAAATTTCAAAAAGCTTTACTTAAAAATATAGAAAAGTATAAAAATAATCCATACAGTATTTTGTTGAATAAAGAAAATGAAAATGGTTTTTATTGTTCCAAATTTATTTGGTTCATTTATAAAAAAACTGCTGAAGAATTTGGAATTGACTTAGATATTGATTGTAATAAAGGATGGATAGTATTTCCATATGATTTTATTAATTCAGAAAGCTTAATAAAAATAAATTTATATAAAACAAAAAAGGGAGAGAGCAAATATGAAAAAAGCAATTAAAATCTTAATGTTACTTTTAGTAGTAGTTAGTTTATCAGGGTGTTCTGCTGTTATGGCAGCAAAAGGAAAAAGAGAAGCTAGTGTTTCAGCATTACAATATGGAGATACTAAAAGTATGGTGCTAGCTAAAATAGGGTATCAACCTATAAGAAGTTACATGGATAAAAATAAGCAAATAGAAGTTTATGAAATTGAGTATGGAAATGAAGCAAGTGCTGGAAGAGCTATTGCTCATGGAACACTAGATTTATTAACTCTTGGACTTTGGGAAGTTGTAGGAACTCCATTGGAAGCTAGCAAAGGAGAAAAAACATATTTAACAATAGAATATGAAGATGGTAAATTAGTAAACTTTTATCAAAGCCATCAATTAAACAAATAAAAAAATTTTTAAGCCTTGGATTTATATCTAAGGCTTTTTATATATTGTATTTAATAAGAACATAGTTTTTTAAAATTTCTCCGCATGCGGAAAAATTCTTTATTTCAATATATAACATCATTTTTATAGTGATATAAATATAAAAAATGTAAATTTATGCGGTTTGTTTCGGAACATTTCCGAACGTTTGGAATGGCAGTGATAGTTTAATTAAAATTTAACTTATTAAAAAAAGGGTCCTTTTTTGACAGAATTGAAAATTCCATATAAGATGAAGTTAACAAAGACCAAAGTGTTGGTTTTTGAAAAAATTTAAAAAGGAGAAAAAATAAATGAGAGAATTTTATAAGTTAATTTTCAAAAATGTTAAACTTGCAATTTTAGGAGCACCTTATGTAATGAAAAGCGAAATAAAGTCAGAATATTATGAAGGTGATTTTGAAAGAAAATGGAAAAATCTAGAGCAAAATAATTGTATTAAAAGAGTAGGATTTGGAGATGAGGAATACTATTTGAATCTTGAGTTCTATAAAGATTTAAAAAAAGAATTTAATATGTTATAATAATAACAAAAGAATAATGGAGTAGCAATTTGCGACCCTGTGGGTGGATTGTTAAGACCTAATTTTAGGTTTTATCAGTCCACCCTTTTTATTTTATGAAAAGGAGGAAAGAATGGAGAGTTATAAGCAAGAGAAAATAATAATAATCATGTATGAATATCTTAATGATAAGAGAGAGTTTTATCCTATTTCAAATGTTCCTTTGGATAAAGCTAAATTTTTCTATAAAGATGATGATGGGCTATTTAAGCTAATGGCAGTTTCAGATTATACAGTTAAAACAGAACTTAATGAGAATAGGTTATATATAGTTAATGCAGCAATAAAAGATAATAGTGAGAAGTTCCAAATAGGATATGAGATTAATTTTAAGGCTGCTGAGTATGAATCACCTTTGCCTGTGTTGAGTGTACTAACTAAAATGTATAATCAGCTAATAGAAGATACTAGAATACTTCATAGTTACATAAGAAAGCAATGTTTTGTTGCTGACGGGAAAGAACAAGCTTTAGTACTTCCTGGTTTACCAGCACATACAGTTTGGTGTATGGGAGAGAATGGGAAGATGTTTGCTCTGCCTGTGAGTGAGTTGTATGAGAGATTTGGAAACTTAATAAAAACAATGGAGAAAATTCTTGATGAGTATATAGAACAAAAAAAGGAAGAAATTAGAGGACCTGCTGGAGCTATTGATAATGTTACTGCTAGTGTAAATAGCAATGCTGGAACTCCTAAGGTTACAGTTTCATTAGGTGGAACTCCAGAAAGAAGAAAGATTGATTTAAAATTTGAAAATCTAAAAGGGGATAAACCTATTAAAGGGACTGACTATTATACAGAGCAAGAAAAAGAACAATTTACAAAAGAAACAGTAGGAATTGTAAAAGCAGAGGGAACTAAAGTAGTTGAACAAGTAAAGAATATTGTTGCAGGAAATCCTGCAACAACAAATGCTCTTACATTAAGTGGAAAGACTAGAGTAGAGTTTGAGCAAGATGTAGAAAAAGTTAATGATAATTTATTAAAAAAAATTAAAGATGCTGAAAGAAATATAACTTTAGAACATTTCAATATCGCAAATAATATTAGCTATACAGAACACAATGGATTGCTAGTTGGATATAATCCAGCAACATTTGATGCTGACATTTCGCTTGAAAGTATAAAATACAAGAATTATAGAACTTTAGAAATACCAATCAGTGACTTTGGAAAATTAAAAATTAAATCTCCTAAAAAGGATAGTATTGGTTTTGCTATTTTAGCAACAAATTTAAATAATACAATGGCATCGTATTTAAGTGAAGTAAGCGCTAGTCCAGCAAAATTAAATACAACCTTTTCAACTAAATATATTAAGCATATTGATAATGAGGAGTACTACACAGTTGATACAACTTTATTATTAACTGATAAATATAAAAAATTATATGTATGTTATTTAGATGGAGAAAAACCTTATATTAGATGTGAAGGAAATCTCAAACCTGTTTGACTATATGATTATAGTAAAGATATAGAAGAAGTTAAAAGTATGATTCAAGGAGGATCAGAAAATGTAACAACGGATATAATATATGATGTTTCAAAACCATCTATTTATAATTTGATTTATCAAAAAGATAAAGTTGAAATATTAAAAAAGAATAAAGAATATATTTTAAAAGTATATATATCATCAAATGTAACAAAAGCAAATATCACTCTTAATTCTAATGGGACAGCTTCATCTGTTATAAATAAATTTGTAGATGGAACTTCGTTATCGACTGGAGAACATACATTTAAGTTTAAACTTGATGATATTCATACTTCACAATATATTAGAATATTTTTAGATGGTGATAGCTCTAAGTGTAGTAAGTTTGAAATTATTGATACTAATGTTACTACATTAGATAAATTAAACAAAAAAACAGACTATATATTTGTATCTGTTAATATGTTTAATTCAATAGGTGCTATAGGAGATAGTTATACAGCTGGAAGTGTAGAACACTCTGATAAAAGCTGGACAAAAGAAAAAGAACATTCTTATATTGCTACTATCGCTAAGAGAGCTGGAATAGAGTGGGGAAATTACGGAGTACCCGGGGCGACAACACGTACATATTTAAACGGATTGAATGGAGAAGTTGGAATGAATTTAGTAACATCAGCTAAAGCTAATGATTTTTATTTTTTAGCTCTTGGTATCAATGATGTAGATTTATTAGGACTTAGTTACTTAGGTACAATAACTGATATTACTTCTAACAATGCTAACAATCCAGATACATTTTTTGGAAACTATGCAAGAATCATTGAAAAAACAATGGCTCATGCACCAAAAGCTAAATTATGTATGATATTACCACCTTTTAAAAGCAATGATTATCCAGCATTCAGAGAAGCTGTTAAAGAAATTGCACAACATTATAGTATTCCATATATAGACCCATTTGATGACCCGGCTTTTACTAATCCGTTATATACATCAATGACTAACGGACACCCTACACTTGCAGGATATAGTGCGATGGGACTTGCTTATGAAAGACTATTCTCAAAAATGGTAGAAAAAAATATAGAATATTTTAGATATGCAACCATTGGATAAATATCATAGGATTGGAATAATCAGCCTAGTGATAGCTTCCCTGGAACTTCCCTGGAATAAGATTAATCAACTGGTTTAAGGCAGATAAAAATATTTAAAAGGAGTTGAATAATATGAATAAAGCTAGTAGAAGAACTAAAGACAATTTAAAAGGTGTCAATGTAAAATTAGCTATGCTTGCTGGATATGCTTTAGGAATATCAAAGGTAGACTTTTGGGTTAATGAAGGATTAAGATCAACTGAAACTCAGCAAAGATATTTCAAAGAAGGATCAACTAAATGTGATGGAATAAAGAATAAATCAAAACATCAACTTGGCAGAGCAATAGATGTATATTATGTAGGTTGGAAAAGAGATGCAGAGGATCAACAAAAATGGAAAGAACTAATTGATACATTTAGACTAGCAGGAAAACAATTAGGGATAAAACTGGAATTTGGTTATGATTGGGGTTGGGATAAACCACATATTGAATTAGCTAAAGGTGAGTGATGATAATGGCAGTAGTTTTAAAATTTTTAAAATATTTTGTTGGGAAATGGCTTGGAACATTAGCTATAGAAAAAATAGTAATTATTTTGCTTAAAGAACTAGTTAAGAGAACTGATAGTAAAGTAGATGATGAGATTTTTAAAGCAATATTTGAAAAGACATCTGAGGGGGTACAATGAGTTTAATAGAAATGATAACAGTTTCAATAACCATTATAGGTGGCATATTTGCTTATCACAGATATCTAATGAGTTTATTGGATAAGAAAATGGATAGAGAAGATTGTGGGAAGCAACAAGAACTTTTAACAGAGAAAAGAAATAACTTAGAGTTGCTGATTACAGAGAGAACTAAAACAATTTTTGAGCAACAGAAAGCAATGAGAGAAGATATCGGAATTATAAAAGAGTACATAATAGACAAATAAAATTACAAAATTTAGTTCCTGTTTTTTTATTACTAAAAAAATTAAGAAAATTTTTCAAAAATGTTCTTACAGATTTTTAGTGTAATTTTATTTCAGTGTTCAAAGTCTTATAAAATGTGCTGTTTCAAAAATTTAAATTTTTCTTAGAGTGTTCTTGCGATGTTCTTACGTGCAAAATATTAAGAGTAAAATAAGGGTTTGCGACGATTTTACAAAAAATGAGAAATAGTATTAAAAGTTAGAAATCAAAAAGGGTTTGC